GACCTCCCCCACTTGGGACAGCAAACCGAGTGGATGAGTCTGTGGAGTACAGACGACACGCAATCACTGTGGAGTGATTCACCGTGTTCAGTTAGTGATGAAATTGAAACGGTGCCTTATGGAATGATGGAGTTCCAAGAGAGCGTAGAGGCTAAAGAAAATGATTTTGGCCTATTAGACCCACTTTGGGGAACTGAAGAATGGGTAGAACAACAAGCCAATTCACGGAATTGGACTGAGTTTCTAGCGGACTCGGATGGGTCAACTGTAAAAGTTGAACCAAGCCCTTTGCGAAAACGTAGGGCCCCGCGTAGAATTGTTTCTTTGGATGAAGAACCAGAGCAAATGGAGTTGGATAATAATGTTATTATACCATCTGCATCTCAGTATCGGTCACCGACAACACAACAGGTCTTAGTTTCTTTGGGAACTATGTTTTCTGTGTCGGGAGCAACTGAACTTGTTTCTAATGAACTTTCGCATGCAATGGCATTTCAAACTTATGTTTGGAGCCTTTGTCTTTTAATGTTTGTTGCGACTATTTCTTGGTGTATTTACACCTCAGTTAAGTTTTGGCAAACCTTTTTCCAAACAGAATATGCTGTTACAAAAGCATTTCTGGCACGTGAATATAGTGCAGGAAAAACAGTTTTTGGATTATGTTTTCAATTAACTGCTAAAGAATACGCAACAATTAAAACTTCATTCTATCGTGAATATATACGATTAAGAATTCAATATGAATCATATATGTCAATGACCATGTTATGGAGTGTCATTGGATCAGTTATGAATGGTATATTTATGGCCTTTGGGTTGTATATGTTATCAGGAAGACGATCCGGTGATATAGTTATGGGCACACAAGGTTTAAGAACTAGTGTGAATAAAGGAGGAATGTTTATGACAGGCCTTTTATCATTATGTATGTTAATATTAGCACCAATCATGGGAGCAAAGAAAATTAGTGAACTGATTAGGCCAATTTTGGATTGTCTAAAACAGATTCCTTATGCAACTTGGATTTGTACATGGCTTAAGAGCTGGTACAATGGTAAAACTCAGTTTGGAGATTTACCGCAAGATGATGCAGAGCTTCGTGAACGTTTAAAGAAAATGAATGCAGGTGACGAATTATATGATGAGTTGGCTAAAGCAGCTGATTTAAATAAGGATTTAAGAAATCAAATGAATATTGATAAATTGAAAAAGAAGTTAAAACCACATCCAAAACCAGAAAAGGTAGATAATTTGGATGGTAAGGTTAAAAAGACAAAAGATGATGAAGAATTGGAAGCAATACTTAAAGAGAGTAGTGAAGAGTACAAACTTCATCATGCAACGGAAGAGCAACGTAAACAGGTAATGTGGAAAGTAAATCCACGTGAGGACTCAACAGAATATTTGTTGTGTTCTTGTAAAAGTAATTTAAAATGTACACCTGTTGCAATTAAAAATTTTAGTGTACACTTTCCAGTCATTTGGAAATTAAATCCAGGATCGATTTTATACAAAGGAAAATACTTTGAAAATGTAGATCAATTAATCTTCTTTGAATTTGAAGAAAATGAGTATCCCTCTACAGTAGAGTCTGATACTGAATCTGGAGACACACTTGAAGAAAGTAGTGATGAAAATGATGAGAGAGTGCCAGTTGATCCTTTGGATCAAAATCCTGATGATTATGATGATGGAACAGGAACTGGAATTAATTTGCCCAAGCAAGGTGGTGATGAACTTCAAAAGAAGTTTAAACCACCCGCAAAGAAATGGTTTAATGGAGAAAGTTATTATACTTATCTCTGGAGTAAAGCCTCACCCTATAATTGGGATCTTGACACCTTTAGTGGTGTCCTTTGTGGAAAATTTGGCCAACTTTATTGTTGGTGGTTAAGAAACCGTAAAAATGTAGAGCGAATAGCTGTTTGTATTTTCTTGTTTTTCATTGCTTACTCAGCAACACGAGGTGTTACTGGAATGTTTAAGAATGATAAGTTGATAGAAAATACCCCATTAGAACCACAAGGTAAGAAAGGCCGTAGGAGAAATGCAAGGACGAAAGGTCGAAAGCATTTTGATCCTAGTGGTGGATCTGAGAAAGGAGAAGTTGTTTTGTTGGATGAAATTGATCTCGATTTAGTAGAAAGTGATGTGACGGGTGATTATGTACCGCGATCATATGTATCTACTTGGGATGAAATTGATATGTTTAGTGACGATTTTGATGAAGAAGAAGAGCGTCGTAAATTAGATGCAAAAATCAAATTGGCTAAGCAATCATTTGAAAGGCGAGCTGCTAAGCGAAAAGCAAAAGCAAAACTTGTTGAAAAATTAAGTAAACAGGGAAAGCCTGAGATGCCATCTATGAATGATGATGCATCCCTACGTCGAGCAGTTTATCAGTCAAAACACCGAAAGATGGTGGCAACAATTGATGACTTACGGAAATTTAATGAGGAGAGTAAGCAAGCCTTTAAGGATGCTGAAAAAGCTGCACTAAATAAAAATTTAAAACCGCAATCGTGGAAACCATCAGTGTTGGCTAATGGTGTCTATAAAATTTACAGGGGAGATCAGTATGTTTGTACTGGAACTCTAATTTCAAATAAAATGATTGTTGTATTACACGCATTAGGCGAGGATACAACAATTAAATATTATGCTAAAAATAATACTCATTCAATTGAGATGAAAGGCAGTGATGCACATATTTTGAATGCTGAATTAGCATATTTTCCTGTAAATGGAATTTCTTCCCCTTTCACAGTAAAGAAGTTGAAAGTTTTGGAAGACGCGAGTATTGTTACAGTATTTGGCTATGGTAGTGGCCAAAGTACCGAACCTGATGCAACAATTGGGTTTGCTAGTCCTTTAGGATGGTGTAATGCACGAACTCGCGATGGCGATTGTACTTCACCTGTGCTTGAAAATGATGGTAATGTTGTGGGTTTTTGGACTCATGGAAATGGCCATTTTGGACGATTTGATCCTGTAACCGAAGAGATAATAGTAGGTTTTAGAAATTCAAGTACAAATAACCATGCCGGACTGGATTTTCGGTCGGGCCCCCTCTACCAAGCGAATTAGTTGAGAGGCCGTTCTGGGAACGGTATCCTTCTGAATTTAAAGAGAAGGATGGGGCCTCCATATTTACGGAGGACGTGTATCTTACAGAAGAACATGATAAATGGTTACATGAAGATTATTTTCCTGTAGTTGCCGCGATGAAAAGATTTCCGCGGTATAAGAATGCAAGGGATATGGACCCACAACTTAAATGTTTTGTAGATGAAAAGAAAATCACAATACCTAGTGAGTGGGGTTTACCAATTCCAAATCAGGAAGCTGCATATAAAGGGTTGGCAAAATATGCAAAAGACCTTTTGCCCTTATCAACAGAAGAAGTTGATGACATGAATAAAGCATGGGGGTTTACAAGAGCGCAGTTTGGTCTTTATATGGCAGAATCAAAGGTGCTGCCATTAGATGAAGCAATCTCTCATCTAGATATGTCCACTTCTAGCGGTGCCCCATTTAATGTGAGGTATCCAACTAAAAAGGAACTTTTCGAGAAGTTTCCTACTTTTACAGAGTGGTTACAAGAAGATTGGGAACGTTTGGCGAATGATCCAGAATATACGTTTATAGTTACGAATTCTCTTAAAGAAGAGATGCGTCCAGATTTTAAAATTGCTGAAAACTCTATTCGGGTTTTTACAGCAGTAGCAGTGGACGGAACAGTACATGGAACACGCTTATTTGTTGATATGAATGAAAAGATGTATAATTCTCATTTGAGATCATCTTCCGCAGTAGGAATGAGTCCCCTTAAGGGAAATTGGGACCGTTTGTATCGCAAATTAAAACGTTTTGAGAAAGGTTATGCACTCGATGAGAGTCAATATGATTCATCATTGCGAGCTTTCTTAATGTGGGGGTGTGCTCGGTTTCGCTGGGAAATGTTGCGAATTGAAGATCGAACAGAAGCAAACTTACACCGTGTCAAAACCTATTACCGAAATCTAATAAATTCAGTAATTTTAACTCCGGAGGGTGTGTTAGTAATGAAGAAAACAGGAAATCCGTCAGGATCTGTTAATACAATTGCAGATAATACATTGATTTTATACACACTTTTGGCCTATGCATGGATTCGTTTGTCAAAAAATGATAAAGAAATGCAAGGATATGAAGCTTTTGAAGCTGAAACAGCTAAAGCCCTAGTAGGTGATGACAATACATGGACAGTTTCCGATGAAGCACATGAGTTTTATAATGCCACTACAGTAATTGTAGTGTGGAAAACTCTCGGAATAACTACTACAACTGATTCCATGAAACCACGGCCAGCAGAAGAATTAGATTTTCTCTCGGCTAAGACCGTCTTTTTAGATGGTGTTGCAATACCAGTTTATGAAAGAGCTAAGTTAATGGCTAGTCTTTTGTATGCACCACAAAAACATATTACACCAGCAACAACATTAGAACGAACAGCTGGGATGTTAACTATTGGGTGGAGTGATTTACCTTTTAGAAAATTTTGTCGTGGTGTTATAGCTTGGTTAATAGAAAAATACGATGAAGTGTTAGCAGAAGATGAAAAATGGAAATTGGCAAAATGTCAAATCCAATCAGATGCAATCTATTACAAGTTATATACTGGAAATACGATTTTGTTGAAACCGCAAAGTTTATCTGAAAACGCAAGAAAGATTATTAAGTCAGATAAAAAGACAATTATGTCGTCTCGAGGGAAAAGGATTAGACCCCGTGCTAAAAATGCAAAGAAGGCGCCACGAAGACGAAATCGTAATGCAACGAAGAATGGACCAATGTATGGCCCAGTTAGACCAGCAATGGTCAAATATCTTACTCCATTGGCAGGGAAGCAACAAATGCCTAGGCGTAAGAGAGCAAATCTTGCAGGAGTTGGAAATACAAAAACGTTTCAACGAGGAGATCGGTCATGTACTATTGTAGAGGATGAATACATTGCAGAAGTTATTGGACCAGCGACTGGTGCCAATTTCAATGTAACCTCTTATCCGATTAATCCTGGGCAAAGTGGAACTTTTCCTTGGCTGTCAAAACAGGCAGTTCAGTGGGAAAAATATCGCTTCAATTATTTAGAATTTTATTATCAACGAGAAGTGAGTGAGTTTGCAACTGCAGGAACAACAGGAAAAGTCATTCTTGGTGTGGACTATGATGCCTCTGATGCACCACCATCAACAAAACAACAAATGGAAGATACAGATCCAAGAGTTGATGGTATGCCGTCGGACAACATTCGATTGATGTTAGGTGCTCGAAAAATGCATGCACTTTATCCGACGTTGTTTGTGCGACCTGGTGGTTTACCTGGATCAACAGACATAAAAACTTATGATGCTGGCAATTTTAATATTGCTACACAAGGGTTAGCAGCTAATACTGCAACAGTGGGCGAACTTCGTGTGCGTTACAGTGTAACCCTTTCTGTGCCAGTACTTGAAAGTACATCACAGGCACCAGCTAATAATCAAGTTGCAATGTTTACAAATACTGGAGCCAATGGGGAAACAGCTCATGGAAATTCAGTGGCAACAGGAACAATATTGCCCTTTGCAACAACCAATTTTAATGGAATTGGAGCAGTTAATACTGCAGGAAAAATTGTTTTGCCCGCAGGAAATTATACGATAACTGTGAATGAAAGTACAGCAGGACTTTCGGACTCTGGTGATTATGGAGTAGATGTTTTTACTGTTACAGGAACATCACCCACTTACACGTCAATAACAGGAACAGTAGCTGGCAACTCCTATGGTGGAGGGTTAGCAGATGTTTCAAATGGTGTAAGTGGATCAGTATCGATGGATGCGTTTTATCAATCAGATGGTAAAACACCGATTTGTGTCAAGGCTTTCCAAGGTGGAAGTGATGGCTCAACATCCTTTAATAATTATGGGCAGCTACTTATTGTAGCAATTTAGTGTTACAACAACAACACTGTTTTTCTTTTATTAGTATAGTGACTTAGATTTTCAAGATGAAAGTCAATGTTTTAGCTTTTTACGAATAAAAGTGCAAAGAGTTGTTTGTCGGACTGCTTACTTAAAGTAACCGAACCTTATTTGGTATTCTGAAGAAATCCAGGGCTTGCCGCTATTCCCGAGAAAAGCGGAACCATCTAGAAGGGTATGTACTCTAGAAAGTTAGTACTAATCATGTTTACTTCGTTAAGCAAGATTTAAAAACACGCGCCCGCCTTAACAGGACGTGTTCTTGATGTTAGTAATCAAGATGATTTAGCCTTTACAAGTAAAGAGCAGATGGGATATCGCTACCATTTTAAAAATTGCGAGATGATTGAACTAAAAATCCAGTTAATATGTTATATACAAACGTAGACAACTCCGAACTCGGTGTACCTGCCTAAGGGACCAGATCGGAAAAGTTGTGGGAATTGTATTGTGCGTGGGGGGACCTGTGGGAATAAAGTACCTGGGTTAGTACCTGTATGATATAGTACCTAATGAAGTACGTAGGTTAATGGTGTGGGAACGGGAACGTTGAGGGTGTCAATCGTTG